TGGCTGAGACCTTGCGAGGCGCAGGTAACGGCGAGGTGGCCCGCCGATTTGGTAAACCATAACCACCAGCGCTGCCACTAATGGGCGGCTCTGGCCGCTCCGGCGGTACCATACTTTCCAGCCGGCTGCGGCCGGGAGCATGTTCAAAGCCGGGGTCAATGCCTTCCGGTACCATCACCGTGCGCGGGCCGTCCGGGTGACGCAGACCCACCCGTTGTGGCTGCAGGTTTATCGGCGGCGCAGTGTCTGGCTGTTTACCTTCTGCCTGCAGGTCATCTTCAGTGACACCTTCGACATAGCACTGGCAGCCCCAGCCATTGGGTGGATAGTGGGTTTTCCACCACGGATCTGATGCTGGCAGCGTCAGGCCATCCCAAGCCAGATGTTCATGGCGTGGGTTTTCTACCGCATCACTATGGCGATATCGCCAGTACGGAATGTCTTTTGTGTACTGACTTAACTGTGCCTGGCGGCCGGCGTTGTAGCTGCTGAACAGGTTGGTTTCGTATATGACCCGGCTGCGCCATTCGCGGCCGCCTTTGTAGTCCCAGCCGTGGCTGGCAACTATGTTGTCAAAGTCATCACGAAACTGCTCCAGGGTACCGCCTTGGGCGATCACCTTTTCAATGGCACTGCGAAAGTCGCCAAGCAACGCGTCGCGGTTAGCACCGGCCACCATAAACGCCCAGTCGTGCTCTTTGCTGTATATGTCTGCCCAATGATTGGTCGGCATATTCAGTTTGCGACGGAAGAAAGCTATCTGCTGCTCAAACGGGACGGAGCCATAACTGACGTTGCTATTACTGCTGGCCATGTTGTTCCTGCACCTCGATACGACCTGCTAAATGGGCGGCGCTGTTGGCTTGTGCCATCGCTGCAGCAAAGCCTTCCAGCGACAAGTCCGGATACAGTTCCAGCAGCTGGTCTTGCAGCTGCTCTAACGAATCGGCTTTGTTGACCAGCGCTTTCACCTGGTTAATCCACTCTGCAAGTGCTGGCTCTGCGAGACTGCGTGCTGGCTCCAGCATTTGGCTGGGTGGTTGGAAACCAGTCGTGATGGCAGCGGCAAAGCTCGCAGGCTCTGTTGAGGCCGGGCCTGCAGGAGCCTGACCAAGTTGTGCCGGCACTGGCTCAGGCTGCTTTTCTTCAAAGCCATCGCCATAGGTCTGCTGGATGTACTGCAGGGTCGGTTTATAGCCCAGGGTAAGGATCTTGGTATCGCGCTCAGCACGACTACCCAAATCTTCCGGCGGCTCGATGTTACGAAAAACCCGGGGCAATTTGGCGCCAGGGAAATTCCATTCCACCAGCCACTTTACGATGCTGCGGTTGAATGACTCACAGACCAGGTCGCTATCCGCTTTGATGATGTCCAGCCGGACATCGCCCTGCAGGTCGTCATTGCCAAGCCGGCCCGGCGTGCCCTGGGTGCTGGCCGTCTGGCCCAAGACAACCTTGGCTATTGCCGCATCCATCCGGTCGTATAACGACACATAGTCGGCAGTACCGGAACGGGCCGCTTCAATCAGTTCGATTTCCATGCCGTCAGGGATTGCGATCCCTGAATCCGTTGAAATGGCCGCCAGAGCCTGCAGCAGTTTGCTTCTCTCTTCTGAGCTGGCGTTAGGGCCGTATTTGCCCTTGGCCGTTGGCTGGCCAAACTTCTCCAGAAACAGCAGCCAGTACTTCAACCCATTGCGTTTAAAGAATGCCGGCCAGTACAGCCAGTGGCCAAGGCCGGTCCCGTATGGGTCGTCGTCATGATCTGAGCCGGTATTAAAGGCCCAGAACTTATGGTCTGGCAGTAGCTCGCCCAGCGGTTGCTGGTGGGTTTTCATGCGAAGCCGGCCCATACCGTCGAAGCCAAAGCGGCGGCGGTTACGCACCTTAATGTCAGCCAATACCACATTGGCCCCGTCGCGCTCATAAATGGCCTCGCTGACCGCAAAGCCGTAATACACGCCAAACAGCATGCCATTGGTGACCCGGTCCCAGCCCACGTTGTTTAATTGTTCGCGGATAAAGTCGGCGGCCTTTTTATCCTGGCGACTGGTACCGCCGGCATCGACTTGCCAGTTTTTGCCAATGACAGCGAGCTGGCGCTGGCCGAAACAAGTTTTCACCTGATCGTCGCGCAGCACCTCCGAATAAATGCGGTAGTCACCGCCGCCGCGTAACTGCAGTACCGGATCGCGAACTGGCTGCACAGCCAGCGGGTCGACGTAGCCAATGGTGATGTCGCGGCCATCGGCGGTGGTGGCGATTTCCTGCATGATGGGTGCGTTATTTGACATTAAAAACCTCGGAAGTCATTGCGGCCGGCGACGGTACCAAAGCCGGTTTCGGTGATAATGGCGCTGGTGTTCTCGCCCAGGGCGCTCAGAGTTGGCCGGCGGCCGGTTGATTGAAAGTCCAGATAAACGCCTGGTGTTGATGCGGCATGGACTGCAAGACCAAGTGCCCAGAAGTGGTCGGCGTGGCCGTCGACTGTGCGCTCAGCGGCAAAGCGAATGTTGCCTGCTGCTGTGACTTGTTTTGTCACCTGACGCAGGTCGGCGCGGATCTTGGGGTCATGTGGAATGCGCAGCAGGCGGTCTTCCATTTTGCCGCGGATGGGGTAAGCCAATGCTTCCTTCACTTTGGGTGTAAAGGTAACAGCCTCAACCCGATGTTTGCCAAAGTAGTCCTGCGCATCATCTGCCCAACCAATCCCCAAGCCGGTCGCGTCGATGCAAATCCGCTCGCAGCGCTGCAGCCATGGCCACATGATCGCTTCCTGTTCGGACTTGCGCATGTTTTGCAGCCGCTCAATGTGGCGGGTGTACAACACGTCGCCCAGCAGCTCTACTATCCACAACACGGTTAAGTCACTTTTGCGGCCGATGTCGATACCGGCAAAGAGCCGGCCACCTTCGATGGCTTGCCAGTTCGCGGTGGACGGATATTCGGCAGACGCAATGAGGTCGTATTCCAGAAAGGCCACGTCATCGTCAGCGGGGTTGCACATAAACTCCTGCTGAAAGCTTTCCTCGTCGGCACAGCCGGCCCGGACGTAGTCAAAATATCTGGCTTCGTCCATGTCCTGGCGCTCGTCGTCAGCGGGCAGCATCTGCTGCAGCTTAAACAAAAAGCCCTGGTCCAAAGCGTCCTGCAGGGTGACACGGTGAAGACTGATCCCTTTCGGGTTGCCGTGTTCGCGGACTTCACGGATCAACTGATTAAAGAAATTGTGGCTACCGCGATGGGTAGAAATTAACTCAAGGCTGCCGCCCCAGGTGATACCCGGATAAGCAATGGCCCATAACTGCCGGTTGTCTTTGTTGAGTGCAAATTCGTCCAGGATACGGCCACCGCGCTTACCCGCTTGCGCGTCGGGGTTAGAACTCATGCTGTGGATCCGGCGGCCACTGGCGAACTCCAACACATAAGCTGAGATCTTATTTTTGGCGTCAATGACGATTTCGCCCAAGTCCCTGGCAGCCATATTCATAATGCCAGCCCACATCTTACAGTCTTCGATAAACAGCTTGGCTTGCAAATCGTCGCGGCTGCTGACCCACTGGTCATGGCGGGCACCCTGAGCCGCAGTGCGTTCGTCTGCAGCATAGGCAGTTGACCAGGACAACCCGATTTGACGGGCTTTTTCCATACCTTTGAGGCGGCTGTTATCCATGATCCATTTGGACTGGTAAGGCAGAAAAATACCTTCCGGGTCCAATGGGATGCACTTGGCATTGCCTTTGAATTTGCTCATGAGCGGATCCCCAGTGCTTCCCGGATTGCATTGCGGGTTTCTTCAGTGACTCCGCCTTTGGTTTCCATTGCTGCCAGCCGGGCCTTCTGCTCTTCCAGTAACTGTCTGCGGCCTTTTTCCTCTGCCTCTTCCTGGTACCGTTTTAAGGTTACGGATGACCGGGTCAGCGTCGCGATGTTTTTGGCGGCTTCAGCCAGCAAACTAATGCGCTGCGCTGGCGTCATGTCTTCGTCGCTGGCTTCCTGCAGGTTCATGATGCTTTCAAACAGTTCAGACTGGATCATGGCGGTCAGAGCTTCTGACCGGGCATCTTCCTTGTCTTCTGTCTGTGCACGGATAATTTTGGCAGCTTCAGTACTGGCCCGGATAGCACTTAACCGGCGCTCCAGTTTTTGACCATAGCGACCAACAGCGCTGCGGCTTGGCAGTTCTCCGGCCTCAGCCTCTTCTGGAAAGGCCCGCTGTAGGTCGGCGATCAGTTCATCTAGGGTCAGCCGGTTGTCAGCCAGCTTGCCCTGGATATAGGCGCGGATCACATCAGGCAATTTATCCAATGATGATTTGCGGGCCATGGCATCACCAGTACTTAACTGGGCGGGCAATCCCAGGGGCGCAGTCCACAGTGTACTCAACGATATCTGTACCCAGACGGGTCAGGTCCAGATGCCAGCGGCCACTGGGTTCTTTGACTACATCAACCATTTTGCGGTCTGCCAGATAGTCTGCTTCACGGCGCAGCTCCAGTGCAGTTGCATCTGGATATTCGCTTTGCGCCACGGACAAAGCGATACTTTCATAAGCTCCAAGTGGGCGAGCATTGTTCAGCGTCAGTAAAATCAACCAACGCATGTTTTCCCGCCGGATTTTTTCCATATCAATACTCATGACTGCCTCACTTGATTTTGTTGTAATTGCGTGCGCAGTTGGATGTTTTCTAACTGCATTGCGACCTTATCAATTTTGTTTTCCAGCACCGTCTGGCCACGGATGTAGTCTTCGCGGCGCACGTAGTGATCAGGCAGATGCGCTTTGAGTTCCATAAGCTCCCGTTCTACCCGCTGCCATTGCTTGGCTTCTTCCTTACTGTTTTCTTCGATACCATCCAGCCGCTTATCAATCGCGCCAAATGCCTTGTCCATGTGCCCGTGAAACAAGCCCAACAGCCACTTAAAGGCTGCGATACAGCTGCCCAGAAACGCCACTAACAGCAGCACCAGCTGCCAAAAATCAACTTGTACCGTCATCCATTAGTTCCCTGTGCTGATTGTTGTTTTTCCAGATAATCCAGCAGCTGATTCAGCTGGCTTTCGAGGTCATTGCAGCGGGCGCCGTACTGGGTGACGTGCTGCAGGATGTCGGATTGTTGGATGTTGCTTGGGTGCAGGCTGGTGTCAGCAGCGGTGACGGTTTTGGCCGCTCCCGCAACTCCGCCGGGATATGCAGAGGCGGGCACGTTGGCGGCACTGGGGGCAATGGACTGGTTGTACACGCGGACAAAACCATTGGTATAGACACAATGAGGCAATGGCTCAGGCTGTGCTTTGCCAGGTGGGATCCAAGTACTGGTGACATATTTAATTTCTCCCTGCAGCTGTTTTAGCTGCTTATCGGTTGCTGCTTTTTGCTGGCGTAAAGTGACCACTGCATCGTCAGCATCTTTGAGCTGCTTTTGTACAGTTGCCAGGGCTTTTTGGGTGCTGAGTAAAAGGGCTGCGTTGGTGTCTGCGGCGCACTGATTTTTCGCAATAGTGACGCCATCAGATTTGGCGCTATCCAGTTGCTGGTTGTATTCACGCAGACAGATAAGCGCTATGGCCAACAACACCAGGCCAGCAGCGGTGCCCAGCACCCACTTTGGTTGATTAGAAGGCATAGCAAACCCCCAGGCCCCAGCCGTTACTGGCATAAAGCGATTGCCAACGCTTGATGATGACGGTCGGGTAATGCCGGTTTTCTTTGAATGCGGCTTTGGAACGTCCGGCGTTAAATTGCTCTACCTGCTCAAACCAGATGGATGGATCAGCTCCTGCTGCAGCGGCAACCTGTTGGTCCCGTTTGACCCATGCCAAACCGCCGTTGTAAGCCGACAGCGTAAAGGCCCAGCGCTCACAGGGGCTTGACGCATCAACCCGCTTAAATAACCAGGCGTCGTACAACACCATGGCCCGGAGCGCCCAGGCAGGATTGAATGGCTGCGCCGGTACCAGATCACGATTGACCTCTGTCATCCAAATGGCGGTGCGCGGCATGAACTGCGCTAAACCTTCTGCACCGGCTGGTGACCGGGCATCAAAGCGCCAGCGGGATTCCTGGTGCACTTGCGCGGCAAACAGTGCAACCGGGGCATCTAAACCCCAGCTGTAGTTGGCCGTGCGGACCAATAAACGCTGGTGCACTTTGGCTTCACGCGGAATTTCAGAGGCGAACGCCGACGACCAGCTGCAGGCAAGTGCTACCAGCAGACCCAGAACTGGCATGGCAAAACTACGTGTTTTGAGTTTGCCCATCGCTACAGCCCCAATGTCAGGCCCAGAACGCAGGCAATAACAACCAGGGCACGCCTTAGCATGGCTATGCCGCGTGGGATTAAGTCTTCACCGGATTCGAGATAGGAATGTGGGCGGTCATAAGGGAACAAAGCGCGGTCAATCCAATAGCCAAGCACGGCACCAGTGGTGACCATAGACAGTTTATACAGAATTACAGGCAGCTCAGTTGGGCTGGTAAAGCTGACAGAAAGCAGCAACAAGATGCTGATCAGCATCCAGGTAAAACAGCGGGGTAACAGTTGCATTTTGCATCCTCAGAGGTGACAGAAAGATCACTACCGAAGATGCCTTTTATTTGGCTTTTAGTAATTTGAACGGGGGCAAAATATCTGGCAGCTCCAAGCTACTAAGATGCGGTTCAGGCTGCCGCTGGAGACAACGGAAGTTCGCATGCAGACCGGCCCCGCGCCAGGGTAAGAGCGCATCATTAAAAAGCACTGAAGTCCCTTCGCTGACCTGTCGTCATGACCGAGAACTTATCATGATCATCAGGGTGACGAAACTTCACACTGGAGCTGCACGCATGACAACAAAAGACCCGTTCGACACCAATGTAACCATTCGATTGCAAGATCGACTTGACGTTATCCTTATAGCAATTTGCACAAAGGTAATGGACTGGTTCGCCCGGCCGCTGATGAGCTTGGGCGTTACGATAGACAAAAATGCCAGAAGAAAGCTCGCAAAGTTCGTAGCGCTTCTTTTCTTCGCCCCAGGCGATAAGTTGTTTGTTTTCTGCTGCGAGCGTATCCAGAGTGCTTTGGACCGACGCCAACGCAGACTGGAGCAATATCACATCGTGTTGCACCGAAATAATACTGTTAAATAGCTCCATTGCTTGCTGCCTGGTTTGAATGTTTTCTTGCAGATCAGCTAATTCCTTTACGCCCTTGGCAACAGTTTTAATCGTTTCAATGGCACCACTTAGTGTAGGGAATTCCATCATTCCTTCTCACTTGTTGTCGAAGTTCTTAAGGTGTTTTGGGCAATAGTCCTGATGTTCGAATTGATCGCAGCAAGCACTTGGCAAAATGCCATAAAAATCAGGCCTGAGAAGATAATACCGATACCCCAATTAATCATTACTTGGTTTGGCTCAGAACCATAATCTCCGCGATCAGCAGACCCCGACACAATAAAATTCAATCCGCCAAGAATACTGACCACCAGATAAATCCATGCGACTATTTTTAGAAATTCACTTGAACCTTCGCCTGGCAAATCTATTTGTTTTTTTTCGATTGGTTCTGACATTTTTGATTCCCTTTACTCGTCGCCACTTACCTTTTGAGTGGTTGCCTGTTGCGCGAACGCAGCGCTGGTTGTGCTGATGGCGCGTTTACCTTCAGGTGGACTGTTGCGGTAGTTATCCAGCAGTGCGGCCTCATCGGGTTTTAAGATACTTTGCGAGACGATCGCTTCCTGAACGGCTAGGGCATCTTCACGATTGCCGGTAATAGCCTCGACCGCCATACCAGCCTCTGTTGCTGTTTTAACAGCAGCCAAAGCCAGATGGACTTTTGTTCGAGTCCCCGTGAGGATATACAAAAGGTCAGCGCCAACCGTTGCTAAAGCTGCAAGCTTTGCAGCAGGCGGGCTGGAAACATCTTTTTGCCAATCGATAATCGTGTTTTTCTTTGCTCCGACAACCTCAGCAAATTCAGGGATGGTCATTCCTAACCGCTCCCTTTCTTCCTTGATTCTTTCGCCAATAGTAGACATCTGATTTTCCGTACCAAATAAATTTGACAGGTACGGATATCCGTACCATAATAAAACCTAAAGCAGCGCCAACTGCAACAAGCACTTTATAACGCAATCATTATCGGAGGATAGCAGAACATGCACCCGGAAGAAATCAAAGCCGCATTGCGCATCAAAGGCTTTACCCAAGCCGTTTTAGCCGACGAGCTGGGTGTAGCGTCGTCATCCATCCATCAGGCCATTACCGGCTATATCCGCAGTGATCGCATTCAAAAGCGCATCAGCGAAATTATTGGCAAGCCTGTGAAGGAGTTGTGGCCGGATCAGGTGCGGTTACGCCGAAGCAAAGCTGAAATGGCAGAGCAACGTTCAAGAGGGGCTGCAGCATGATGTTACAACGCAAGGTGACACCCAGCCTGAGCATTTACATGGCTGGCCAGGAATACGACGTAAGCCAGGTACCGGGCATAACGGCAGGCGAACTGGTAGACGCTGAACTTACCGAGAACGGATTACGCATACGCCAGCAAGGCAATCACGCCAATAGGGCATCAATCCAGAGCTTTACAGAGACAGTCCTTCATCTGGGTGCCACAGCAGTAGAGCTGCGCAACGGGTATGGTTTCCCCATTAACGCGCGCCCTCTAGGTCAACATCCAGCCCGTATTTGTCATGCAGCAGCTTGTACAACCTGTACTGGCGTGCATCAGCCAGCTCAGCCGCCAACTGTTGCACCATCTGTTGCGCAGCAGGCTTATGCGGTCCATCTGGCCAAGGCAACGTCTGCAAGCTCTGCGCAAGGCCCTCTGCATCAAGGCCATGATGCACTTCAAGCGCAGCAGTTAAGTGCTTCACAACTTGCGTTAAAGCTTGAATATGACCTTCAGCTTGCAGCAAGCGCTGTTGCAAATCTGCAAGCAACTCTGGGGCAATTTTTTCAATTTCGTGACTCATAAGCACCTTCCCAGGAATTGAATGAAAACACCAACTTTACAGGACGATGCAATGAAAGACGACACCCGCATGACTGACCAGACCCGGATCATCAACAGCGCCCTGACGGTACTGAACGTGATGAAAGCCCTGAAGGGCCACAGCCTGGCGGGCCTGAGCAATGGCGAACTGGCCAAGGCGCTGAATGAAAAGCCACCGACAATCAATCGCTGCCTGAACACCCTGATTGAAGCTGGCATTGCCACCAAGCTGGACACCGGCCGGTTTGCGCTCGGCGTTGGCATGCTGCAGATAGCTCAAGCCCATGCCACGGAAATGAACCGTGCCAGTAATCGAATTCATGAACTGACTCAGCGTGTCAACGCTGGCAGCCTGTAAGGAAGAACCATGACACCGATTAAGTACGACATTCAGAATATTCCGCTGGCCGTCGCTTTGGCTGCGTTTAAAGATTACCTGGTTGCTGGTGATGTCTGGCTGGTTTCCAACAAATACCAAATCGGTGTCAGGACTGTTTATCAGTTGGCTGACCTTGCTGAGCAAGGTAGGTCCGCCACCGCTGAAGCACCTTTAGCGACGGCATCAGATGGTCATAACCAGCCTGCGCGCGGTTAGGCATAGATGATTCCTTAAATTTTTTGGTTGAGTGACGGAGTAAATCACATGGTCGACAAAGTACAAAAAGAAGAAGTGCAACTGGATATGGAACTGGATGGGGATAAAGTGCTCAGCCTGCAGAATACGGCGGCATTACTGGCACAGCAGAACGAAGAGCGAGACCTAGCGAACCAAATTTTAGGCCAAGTGCAAATGGCTAACGCCTTAGCAAAATTCTCCGACGTCGTAAGTTTAACAAAACTCAAATATATCAAAGAAACCAAGCTGTATCGGGCTTTGAAGGGCAAAAAGGGGTATGCGCCGGACGGTACAGAAATCTCCGACGTCGGAACTTTTGAAGGATTCTGCCAGGCGCTGGGGATGTCGTACAGCAAAGTCAACGAAGACTTGGTCAACTTGGAAAGTTTCGGCGAAGCGGCCCTGAACAATTTGACCGCTATGGGCATTGGTTATCGCGAAATGCGCCAGTACCGCAAACTGCCGGAAGACCAGAAACAAGCCCTGATTGAAGTCGCCAAAGCCGGTGACAAAGAAGGCTTTGTCGAACTGGCCGAAGAAATTATCAGCAAGCACAGCAAGGAAAAGGAACAGCTCAAAGCTGAACGCGATGAAGCTATGGCGGATTACGACGCCCAAGGCGAGCTACTGAGTAAAACCCGTACCGAACTAGACCGCACCAAACTGGATTTGGAAAAGGCCCGGCGGCGCATTGAGATGCAAACACCAGATGAAGCCGAGTTGCAACTGCGCACCGAAGCGTCCGCCACTGTTGTGGAACTGGACAGCCTGATTAAAACCAAACTGCAAGCCGCGGCGCTGGCGTTGGTTGAGCATGGTGAAAAAACAGTGACGGACCAGCGCTCATATTTGGCCAACATGGTGACCTACATTGAGCGGCAGTTGGCGCTGTTTAAAGAGCAACACGCGCTGGATGACATTTATACCGGCACAGAACCCGACTGGATGTCGCCAGAAGCCTTGGCTGAGGCGGAAGCTTTGGTGGCCTTACAAAAAGCCCAACGGGAGCAGTAACCATGAGCCCGGTTGTCGTGGAGCGCATTGCCGCGCTGGCCAGAGCTGTTCGCCTGGCTGGCCACGGCCAAAAACAGCCCTTGGTGCAAGCAGCGGCGATGGAGCTGAATTTGTCAACACAGACCATTTACCGCCATTTGGACAAGTTAACAGTGAAGGCTGAGCCTCGCAAACGCCGGGCGGATGCCGGCCAGCACAGCCTGACCCGCGAAGAAGCACTGGTGATTTCAGGGGTGATCATGGAAACGGATCGTCGGCACGGCAAGCTTTTGTACAGCCTGACCGATGTGGTGGCGCACTTACGCCAGAACGGGCTGATTCGGGCTGAGCGCATCGATACAAATACCGGTGAAGTGACACTGCTCAGTGATGACGCCATTGCCCGTGCCATGCGCTTTTACGGCGTACACCCAGGTCAGTTAATGCAGCCGGATCCGCATGTGGAAATGGCCAGTTTGCACCCGAACCATGTGTGGCAAATCGATGCCAGCTTGTGCGTGTTGTATTACCTCAAACCTGGCAAAGGGCCGAACGGCCTGCATGTGATGGACCAAAAAGAGTTTTACAAAAACAAGCCAGCCAACGTCGCACGCGTGATGGCTGACCGGGTCTGGTCGTATGAAATTACTGACCATGCCAGCGGCTGGATTTACGTGGAATACGTGATGGGCGCTGAAAGCGGTGAAAACCTGTGCAGCGTGCTGATCAATGCCATGCAGGAACGCGGCGGTGCCGACCTAATGCACGGTGTGCCGAAGATTTTGTATATGGACCCCGGCAGCGCCAACACCAGTTACATGACTAAAAACCTGTGTCGCGCCCTGGGCATAAAGGCCATCGCCCACGAAGCCGGTAACGCGCAAGCGACAGGTCAGGTAGAGAACGCCCGGAACATTATTGAACGGAAGTTTGAAAGCGGCCTGCGCTTTCGGCCAGTCGCAGATTTGGCAGCACTAAATGCGTTGGCCGCTCAATGGCGTGGCGTGTTTAACGCCAAGGCCGAACATAGCCGCACCAAAGAAAGCCGGACGACTGTGTGGTTAAAGATTAATGAAGCGCAGCTCATTAAAGCACCGCCGCTGGAGGTTTGCCGCGAGCTGGCCGTGTCGGCACCGGTAGAGCGCAAAGTCACACCAAAGCTGCGCGTCAATTTTGGTGGAGTGGAATATGACGTCAGCCAAGTTCCGGGCTTGTTGGTTGGCCAGCAAGTGTTGATCACGCGCAACCCTTGGCGCTCGGAAGCGGCGCAACTGGTTAGCCAAGACATTGACGGGCGCGAGGTGTATCACGTGATCCCGCAAGTCATTAAAGGCGAGTTTGGGTTCTCTGTGGGGGCGCAGGTTTTTGGCGAAGGGTTCAGCCAACATGCAGCCACGCCAGCGCAGCAAACCAAAGCTGAGATTGAGCGGCTAATGACCGGCACCAGCACAGCGACTGAAGCCGAAGCGGCCCGCAAGGCCAAACAGTTGCCATTGGGTGGCAAGTTCAACCCTTATAAAGCGCTGGAAGATGCCGAACTGCCAACATTTATGCCGCGCCGCGGTACTGCACACAACCTGCAGGCACCGCAGGTTGAACACCTGCAGCTCAGCACGGTTGAGCTGGCAATGCGCCTGCACAAGGTGATGGGGTCCAGCTGGACGCCTGAGCATTTTGCTTGGCTGCAACAACGTTATCCGGAAGGAACCACCGAAGATCAGCTGGATGCTATCGCCCAACAACTGACTAAACCTGTGGCCAAGCTGCGGGTGGTAGGGAACGAATAATGCTGAAGCTGAAACAAATTTTGCTGGACCACAAAGCCAGCCAGGCCGAACTGGCCCGACACCTGGATTTAAGCCCGGCCGCCGTGGCGCAACTGATTAACCATCATCAGTTTCCACGCAGCATGGACCAGGAAGAAATTAAGACAAGTATCACAACGTGGCTGGTCAGCCTGGGAATAGCCCAGAACGACATTGACCAGGCATTTGAAGAAGAGACCGGAGCTGCCGCGAACAGCCCCGGCCAGTCAACGCAAACGTCCTTGGAGGACCAACTAATGTTACTACGCAAACACCAGTTAACGCCAGCCGCTAAACGTACCTTCAATTTACCGCGCAACCCATTTGATGAAGTGCGCAGTAGTGACGAAGTGTTTTTAACCCCTGAGATCCGCTATGTGCGTGAAGCCATGCGCATGACAGCCCGCCACGGTGGTTTTATGGCAGTGGTTGGTGAATCTGGCTCAGGTAAAAGCACGCTGCGTCGCGACCTGATTGAGTGGA